TAAAAGTTGAGTCTTTCTCTTGCCTGTTCCTTATCAAGGCCTACATCTTGGGAAGGATCGTTGACACACCAGCCTGATGTGCCTAATTCTACGACCTTATACTTTACATTTTCCATTGGTTGTGGTGTTGTCATTAGATAATCCTCGTTTTTTCGTGACCAACACGGATTTTTGGATCAATCCAGATCTCCATACCCGCTTCTTTTGCATCTAGACAGAAAGATACGTCTTCTCCACACATATCTTGGACATCTCCAGACTCAAAAACTTGCATTTTAGGAGCAAACCAAGGATATTTCATCTCTTTGTGCTCGAATACACCATTTTTGATCAACAACCAACCAAATCCAGTGTAATCAACAGTGAAAGGTTTGCGTCTACGAGAGATTGACTCGATAGTTTCGTGATTCATCACTCCACCATTCTTAGCAAAGTCGTCTTCTTCTAGCCAATGTGCAACAGATGTTGTTTTGCCATCTTCTGTACAATACCAACCTCCAGCAATGTCCTTCTGCATCCATACTAAACGATAAAACTTTTCTGTATCGAATACGATGTCTGAGTCTATCCATAACTGCCAGTCATATTTTAATTTTCCATCCCAAGGTATCTGGTCTGGGCCTCTTAATACGTTAGCACCAAGGCACTTGCATCTTGCAAAGTTAACCATTGATGAATAATCTTGTGAGATCTGGATACTCGATCCATTCTGCACGAGGTCAAAGCATAGTTGAACGAAGTTCTTTAGGAAAATATAAGAGACTCCTCTACCTGGCAGACAGAAAACTATTGCTTTACCTTTGGCTAATGCCTTTGCTTCTTCTAAGTTAAAGTCATCTTCGACTTTCTTAGTTTTGGGGGCATTTGCCTTTACTGTAAATCCTTTTGCCATAACATGTTGTAATTACATTATTAAGTATACCACGGTCAAATCATTTTGTCCATAGTGTTATATTATATAGTCAAGAATTCTTAACTATTCTGATCTCTTCTTTACGGTTTTCATCATCGGGATAATAGTTAAAAAATGCTCTTACATGTTCCATCTTATCCTTTACATCTTGGCCTGGAACATTCTCCATTATTAAATAATCCCCAATGTATACATTATAAGTACTCATCTTCCCAAGTAGCCATCATGTCTTCTAAGTCTTTCCTAATATCAGGATGATACATTAAATGATTATCGTGCTCTAGTCTAAAAGAGAGAGATTCGTAAATGTATTCTAGCTCCTTTACATCGAGCTCTATTTGCATTGTTTCAGTAGAAATGTTCATTATAAACTTATCTATAAAATTCTTTTCTTATCCTCTATAGGATTTATGAGTGATCCAAGAGCAGTGCTATTCAAAGCAACATCGCCAGCAAGTGCAATACGATACTCTTGAGTTGTGTAATGTGGGTATACAATATGATTTATGTCACTAGGAAAGAATAACATTTTACCTTCTGCACCTTTTCCAAGCACAAAGTTTCTCTTTTGTAATTGTCCACATGTATCAGGATAAACTAACACAAAGTCACTTGCCTCTGGGCGAAACCCAGCCTGTACTTGTCTTTCATCAGCACCTTCAAACGGAACGGTCAACCAAACTACAAACGTAAAAATACCTTGATGATCGTGAATACTTTGATAATCACCGTCAAGAGATGCACGACACCAGAAACGACTAAATGCCAATTCATGTGTATGTGTCGTCTTTTGTTTAAATGGGCAACCATAAGTCTCAAAGTATTTGTCGGTGCAGGGCCTCAATACATTATTTTGAAACAAGTTGTCATCATCATTCAATGGGAATTGTTTGAAATCTTCTTCAATACTTATTAGACGATTACCTTCCCATTTGGCATTGTGAGAATACTTATGTACAAGCTTCCATAGGTAGTCAATATCTTCTTGTTCAAGTTCAGCCTCAATCACCCCAAAGTTGGGCAATTCAGCAGGCTCACAATACTTCATAGTCTTTCTCTATATTTACGTCTTCCAGTAACTACCTTTTCCATCATGGCTTCAGTATATCTTCCTATGTAGTATCCCTTGGCCTCCAGTTGTTTTGAAGTATCGTCCAACGCGCTGATTTTTTGTATCATCACAATGGTAAACATCTCATCTATCTTTGTCAACAACCATAAGTCTTTTCCCTGTTGATTCAGAAACGTGTTGAGTCCATCGACGCCGCCAGACATTTGATCTGGATTAATCTTATTTGCATCAGACTTCGCAGCCACTATTACTATATCCTTACTTCCATCAAACTTATCACACTCCTTTGATACAACCTCCCAGAAGTCGTACGCGCTGAAATAGTCCCAGACCTTGACCAGTTTCATACGACCATCATCCTTCGCCTTCTTACTGAAGGGACATCGAGGGCCATTATACTCCCCTTTGTTCATGTCATCAGGATTCTGTAACCAATCAATCCAATCACTCGTAAACTGTTCTAAGTAATCTAGGGTGTGTGTCACTAAAAGCTCTGATCCTCCATTACACAATCATCGCCAATACAGGTGGCAAAGGATAAACTGTCAGTGTGATACGACAGATAAATCTTATCCCATATAAAGTCAAAGTCTTCTTCACTCAGGTTCTTAAACAAACACTTATCCTCATAGTATATGTGATACGTCTTGCCAGTGATCGCTGAGTTCATTCCTTAATCCTCCTTGGTACTTCGATAGACCAACCATTGCCTCTAAGTGTCTCCATCTTAAACTTCTTCTTGTTACGTTCAATCTCCAACAACCAACTCTCATTCATAATACTACCATACTCCACAGGGTTCATGCCCTTGAAATCAAGTATTGCAGTATCTACCATATGAAATAAACTATCCCATGTCAGAGTATGCTGTAAGGAACTTGCTAACAGTTCAACATCATACTCGGAGAGCTCTTCATTTATCACACCCGCCCGAATCTCAACTAACTCAGATAGATCAATAGTGATCTTGTTATTCTTATATATTGCCATAATGAGTTCTTTACAGTTTCTTAATCAAATGATATACCTTCTTCATCAGGTAAGTCTAGAAGCTTCTCTTCCACCCAATGATCTTTATTATCAATCTCCGCAGCCTCCACATACCTCATGATATGTCTATCCACTTGCTTATAGATTGGATGTAAGTCTATATCCATACGAATATCGTGTGCAATCTCTGCCACTTGCTTTTCCGTAAGACAATGATCAGGATGAAGAAGATCACAACAAGGGATCCTCTTCTCTATCAGCTGATTAATGTTTATACGAATCTCATAGTCGTTATAAACCGCCATTAAAAGAACCTTCCTTTAGTTCCATAGTTTACGATACCGATTGCTGAGCCTATACAAAAGGTCATCAATACAAGTGTTAATACAACTCCTTCAATCATTGTCTGTTTTATATGTTTACTCTTACATTATAACATCAACCCTGCCCAGAGTCAACCTATTGGGCAATTTTTTATATCCAAAATTTTTTTAAATACGAATAATATATAGCTCTCGATTTTGGTTCGTTGTAGGTTAGGGACTTAGGCGCATCGCTAACCGCTTAAAAAACAAAACATAAAAAAACCCCTGCTCAAAACCAGTTGAGCGAGGGGGTGCTGCTTTGCTACTTATATAAGGGTGGCATGCTTAGTGTTTATGCTGCCTCTGTTGGTGTTGGTTCGGATGCCCTTTGTAGTAGTCAGGAGCAGATGGCGGCGCTGTGGTTTAGTTGGTTTTAGTTTGGTGTAGGTAATTTGTCTGCCGCCAATGCCTGTGAAAGTGTGCTGAGCGATTATGTTCCGTGGCATTATAGCGCCACCTCCATTCCGCTAACGAAATCCTCCTTAAGGTGTTTATAAGTTAAAAACCACTCAAAGTTGCGCTGGATAACGCCAGTGCCTGTGCTGAACTCATCAAGCAGGGCATTTAATCTGCTTTTGGTTGTAACTGTCTGCCAACCGCCATCAAAGAGCACGATAGAATTAGCATACACTTCAGCAATTTTGTTGCCATGTAGTTTGACTATGCTGCCTGCCCTGTTAGTGGCACTGCAAAAGAAGTTTTCTACTGAAGTGTTACCAGAGCAGAAGTCTTTACGCTGTCTGATAGCGGTGTTCATTTTAGTTTCAATTTTTCTCATGTGTGCTCCGTGTGTTGTTTGTATAATAGAATAATAAACGATCTACTAGGAAAAGCAACCTAGCAAATCTGTAGAGAATATAAAGATTAATCTTTATCGGTATAAACGCCTTCAACAACCCTAGTGCCGTTGAGCGCATACCAGCATAATTCCGCTATGCCATACTGCTGTGCCATGTCGTAAAGAGTATCATAAGCGAAACCTGTAACGCTTTCTTTAATGTTAGTGCCTGGCACTTCTATGTAATATTCTGTGATCATAATAAAAAAATGTGATTAAATGGACTATAATACGAGCAGTACCCTATGCAAAGATAGGGTTAGCGTACTTGCTGCAAGGGTGTGGCGCATCAGGTGAGCAACCGAATGATGCTATAAATGTGTCTAACTCTGCAACCTCTGAAGCGGTTAGTGTATCGAAATCTACTGTAGCGATATGATCGACGCCCCACTCTGCAACCTCGAATACAAATTCCTGCCAATCGCAACATACATAAGCGACGTTTTCAAAGTTATCTGACTTAAGGATTCTGTCGGAAATTGCTTTTACTTTGTTCATAAAAAAACCTGTGTTTGATTTATACCTTAATTATAGTCTATCAGGGCGCAAAAGCAACCCTTTTACAACAAAATATTAAGGTAAAATGGACGGAAATTAAATTGGCACAAAGGCCCAATTTTTAAGAGCAAGGCCCTTTTTCTTAATGTTTCCTACATGTGCCAATTTTCCAACTGGCACAATATAGTAAAATTTACGATATTTACCTATAATATAAACTGCCGCCTGTCCATGTCGCCTTCTTTGGATCGAGCGCTGCTTCTCTCTCTTTGATAATTCTAAAGTCAAAGCGTACGCCCTTAGCAGGAGCGCTCCATGAAGCAGGTTTAAATACTTCGCCCTTAAATGAAATAAAGGCAACTACTGAGGCGTCGCTATATCCGCCCTCGCTGTTTGGATTCTGTTGTATTACTTTCCAGTATTTTTTGCCTTCGCTTAATCTGAATTTCATTAGGCGCTCAGTACCATTAGCAATGCCTGCTAGTTGCTCTGCCGCATAGGTTCGGCAATCCTCTCTGCCTGAAGGCGGGTTCTTAATGCTATTTTGGTGCATATTGATTCTATACTGTTTATAGTTTTCTGCTAGTGCTTCGCAATACTGTAGAGCATACTGCTTCATTCTATCCTTAAGCATAAGCATATCTTGCTCAGCGTTAATGTCTGCAATTAGTTCAGATAATAAAGGCATAATGTGTTTTGTTTTTGTATGTCCTATTATGGCATTTTTATTTGTATAAGGCAAGGTATCGCAGCGCTCTAGTAGACAGTTGTTAAACTGGCACAAGGTCGATTGCCTTTCTCTGGTGGCACCCTTATAATAGGGTTATACACAGCAGCGGAAGTACGCTCTTTAAAATCTTCGCCACACAAGCAGCGCAATTTTAAATATGAAATTTCTTAATGTTTCCTTCATGTGCCAGTTATCAAAGTGTCACAAGGGCGGTTGCCAACAAAAGGCAAGCAAATATTAATTTCTTAATGTTTCCTACATGTGCCAGTTAAGGAAGTGGCACACAGCGGGTTGCCGATATTCTTCTTAATGTTTCCTTCATGTGCCAGTAGAGCAAGTGGCACATACTCGATTGCCAAAATAGTTTTCCACAGGTATGATATAAATTGTGGAAAAGTATATGAGTTTTCCACAGCATACCTTTCGAGTTTTCCACAGCCCTGTGGAATACTTTGGAGTATTGTGGAATAAGTTTTCCA